AGACACGAGGCCGTGCAAGCCGCGAGAGAAATGCTCTCAGAAAAAATCCTCAAGGACGAAGTCGTAGATGGCAGCTCATTTGAAGTTATTCGCGGCGACGGCCATTTGATCGCGAGAATCCCACTGAAATCTGTTATGCGCTTTAAGTAAATTCGGCGCGTCATCACACTCGACCATATAGATTTCGCACATAGACTCTTCGCTTATCACGTGCTCTCATTTAAGCCGGAGAGGACATAGATCAGGCTGGAGGGCTGAACGTATGCCTAAGGGGCTTATTTCAGAGTTGGAGAAAGCTGCGTCGGACGCACCGAACCTCACTTCACACCAAATGAGAACGTTGCTGAATAGAACGATAGACATGGTTCAACGACTTCACGAGGAAGTACCGGGCGAGCCGATCAATCGTGATTTGATAAGCTATCTCCGCACCGCATCTACTGAGACCGGAAAGCTCTCCGAAGATGAAAAGGTGCATGTATTGCTCGATGCAGCAGAAGGTATACGAATGCTGTTGTCGAAGCGGCCAACGAACTTAAGCGAGATAAGACAGACGAGTTAAAGAAACTGCGAGCGATTAGCTTTTGCATTGATAAGAGAGTGATCTCCTTATGAATCCCCCACATCCTCCCCGCGAACGCGCCGCCCGCGCCCTGTGCCGACTGAGCGACGTGCCGGAGAACACGAAGTTCAATGATAGGCCAATGTGGGAAAGCTTCTTGCCGGAGGTGGATGCGGTACTTGAGGCGGCGCTGGGATCCGACGAACTTGAGCGGATTAAACGGGACGAGGTGAAGAAGCAGTGACTATTCACAACCCTGCGCGTTTGGTCATAAACCTCGCAGCTAAGGCGAAAGAAACGGAGTGGGTAGAGTTTAAAGTCGGGGTTTTCAATGCAGAGACGGCAGGCAGATACATATCCGCACTCGCTAACTCTGCTATATTTTGCGGCGAGAATAAAGGATATCTGATTTTCGGCGTCGAGGACGGAACGCATAACATTGTTGGTACCGATGTCCGAATAGAACGCGAGAAGGTTGGGAGCGACACGTTTCTCTTTTGGTTGAGCAAGCGACTCGACCCTCGAGTTAATGTGGAGCATGCATCGATCATGATCGACGGGAAAACCATTGAAATACTGGCCGTCGACCCGACCTATCAGAGACCGGTAAAATTTAACAACGTTGCCTACATTCGTATAGATACATCTCTTCAAGAGCTTTCTAAGCATCCAGAAAGAGAAAGGGCAATCTGGCAGATCACAAGCCGGTTCTCTTTCGAACAAGGCATAGCTCAGTCGCACGTCAATGTGGATACGCTCTACGACAACTTCGAAATCACCAAACTCCTTACCGACCTCGGTGCTGCTAGACCAAGCATTGCGTCAGCAGTAGAAATGCTTGTGATGGAAGAACTCGTCACTGACAACCAGCAAGGCGGTTTCGATGTGACAAATCTTCTCGTTCTGTCGGCCGCGAAAGATATGAGAAGGTTCGCCGGCTTTGCGCGCAAGGGCGTAAGAGTCATTACCTACTCGTCAAAAACAAAGCTCGAAACCAAAAGTGATGCGGAAGGGAGGAAGGGGTACGCCACAAGTTTTGTTCCTCTGCTGGCTTACATCATGGACAGGATTCAGCACAAAGAGGTACTACAGCACGGCATCAGGAATACGCAGTACAACATTCCGCAGGTGGCGATACGCGAGATATTGGCCAACGCCATAATACATCAGGATTTCACCGCCAACGGCGACGGACCCGTCGTTGAAATTTTTCCTGACAAAGTAAAGATAAGCAATCCAGGCAAGCCACTAATCCCAACTGACCGATTTATCGATTCCCCCTCTCGATCTAGAAATGACAAGTTCGGGCACTTGATGCGCCGGATAGGCATTTGCGAAGAACGGGGTTCAGGAATAGATCGAGCACTGCACGAAATAGAAAAACACGCGCTACCTCCACCATTGTTCCAACAGGTGGAAGACACAACGGTGGTGACCTTGTATGGGCCAAAGGCGTTTGCCGACATGTCAAAAGAAGATCGGATCCGGGCCTGCTATCAACACGCATGCCTTGGCTTCGAAAAGAATGACTATATGAGCAACTCATCGCTTCGAAGGCGGTTTGGGCTGACCGACAAGCAATACCCTCAGGTCTCTATCGTTTTAGCGGAGGCAAAAGACGCTGGAGTAATCAGACCATTGGATGAGGATCAAGCAAACCGGAACGCCAGATACGTTCCTTACTGGGCTTGAGATTATGTAATTGGGAAAGATCGCCAGTTTTTGGCGGTGGTTTTCAGCTCAAATTTCTGTTTTGATTTCATAGCATTACACATAAATTCGCCGAATCGTATTTATGTAATTCCACCGAAGCAGCCTGCGCCTTTTCGCTCCGGCGGGTTTCTTTTTGCTCTGGTTTTGGGTCCCCTTAGGACGGATAATCTCCACATTCGCCCACGGGCGGCTTTTCACCAGATACTTGCGCAATTAAGGATATACGGCAAAACTAATTGACAAAGTCCACTTAGCGCACAATTAATCCCCTCGTTTCAGGGGAGTGGCATTATATTTTTAGCTCTAATTTACTCCCACATATTGGCGCAATTACTCAATTTATTTCATCAAGCATGCCGCTTCCAGTTATCTGGAGCGGCTTTTGATAGAAGAAAGCCGATGTTCTTATTCAGGAAAATCTAAGTTAGCACACTGTTTTCGATGTTCTCGAACAGATTGTTCTCGGTGGCTATTTCGCCAAATCTGGGTTTTGGCAAGTCACCTGCCAGACCAAACAAAAAACCCGCCTGCCTCTCGGCAAGCGGGCTAAATTAGGAAGCCCGCGTCGCGCGCGGCTTTGATTGATTTTCGACGATGCGATCCACGCGCAACGTCATCTTGTCGACGGCGTCCTTCACGGCGCCGATGGCGCCCATGATCTGCTCAGTCTGTTCGCGAAGGCCGGACTTTGAGACGTAGGTTTCCGCCACATGCAGGCGGTGAGCCGCGAGCTCTTCCCTCGCAAGGGACGCCATTGCCGAAGCCGCAGATGCGGCGCCAGACGCCTCCATCTTTGCGGCACTGATCTTCGCGTCTACGTACTTCCAGAGGCCAAACAGAAAACCAAAAACCGTGATGAAGAAGGCAGCGACGGCCATGATCTCAGGGCCGGTCATGGCTTCACCCCGCAGAGTTTCTGCAGTTTTTCATTCTCGGTGAGGATTTGCCGCTTTGTTTCCGGCGTCAGGCTATCCTCGAATGACGGCCGCACCGGTCGCGAGATGTCGCAGTAATTACCGCTTGTCGCGCATCCACTGAGTAAGACGACGATCAACATCATCGTCGCCAAGAGTTTTGATTTCATGCTCGACGTCCCCGGCCTTCTTGATAGCCTTGGCATTCGCCGCAGCCTGCTCGTCCTTCGCCGCGGTGCGCCCTGCCCGCTGGCCATACAAAAAGACGCCCGCGAGGATCGCGAGCGCCGTGCCTATTGCGGCTAGGTAGCCTTTAAGCTTGGCGATGATCATCAAACCACCACCTCCTTGCCGCGCCAGCTATTCCACCGGCGTGCGATCACATCGCGGTTGCGGTAGGCGACGTAGCCGACAACCGCCACAAGCACGCCTGCGGCGATCCAGTCCCATGGAAGGCCCGCGGTGAAGGCAAGCATTCCAGAACCGGCCGCAGAGCTTGCGCCCTTTGCCACCACGTCCTTGGCCGCGCCTGCGTCGCGACGAAGCTGTGCGATGGTGGCAGGACCGATGATGCCGTCGGCGACAAGGTGCGGGTGTGCCTTCTGATAGGCGATTACGGCAGCCTTGGTCTTTTCACCCATCCAACCGTCGATAGCGCCGGGATTGAGGCCAGCAGTCGTGAGCAGCTCCTGCGCTTCCTTCACAACTGGATCCGGTAGCACCGGCGGAGCCGCCGTCACGTCTTTCGTCACGCCAACGCCGGTATAGATGCCCTTCTCGAATAGAAGCGCCTCTTCCTTGCGGCGGCGTACGAGGCCGGGCAGTTTCTTGCCTTTCGCAGTGTTGTAATTGCTTGCGAGATGAGCGGCGGCCTTCTTGATCTGGCCCTTGCGCCACAGCTCAGCCCACGTCCAGTTCATCGCGCCGACGCCGAGATTGAACGTCACAGATGCAGCAGCGTCCAGTTCATGCTGTTTGCGGTCATTCGGCGAACCGGCAACGACGGCAGGCACGTATTCGGCAGCAAGAACAGCGTCGAGGATGACATCGCTCTGCGCTGCGGTGATCTTGGTCTTACCAGGCACCAGCTTCGTGATGCCGATCTTGGCCAGTTCGCGGCGAACTGAATCACTGCCCATTGTGAAGCCCGTACCGATCGTCGGAATGCCGACTGGGTCGAGATAGCAGGTAAGTGGATTGCCCTCGTGCAGGCGCACGAAAGCCCTCCCCTGTGTGGAGATTTTGGTGATTGGCATTGGGAATCCTGATTTTTACGGGTTGTTTCTCGCCCCAGAGCAGAGGCGAGTCGTTCATCTGCGGTTCATGCGGCCGAGGCCACCTTGCGCGTGGTCGCTCCGCCCAGCGACCTGACAGAGGCCCGCAGCTGCCCCCCGGCCCTGCGGGCCTCTATTTTATCGGTCGCGAAAAGTTGATCATCGCGAACCCTTGAGAATGCAGGCTTCTCTGAATGACGGGTAACTTCTGAGATTGCAGGCATGTGCCGACGGTTTTAAAAACGCCGCCGTCGCGCGTCCCCTGAAACAGGCCCGCGGCATTGGGGTCCGCTGCTTGGCGGAGCGGCGGGCCTCTCCAAAGGTTTTATTGACGGTTCACAGGCCCCCAACGACACTGCGCCGCCGTGGTCACCCAATCGCCACGGCCTGGAGGCCTGGCGCTTACGAGGAGCGACGGGCCTCCACCCCATGGAACGATTTCAGATGTCATGCATTGTCTGCCGCCGTGTAGTGATTTGCACACAGCACTGAGGCTCGCGCTCAGTACCCCCCGGTTCCCGTGCGAGCCTCTTTTAGCATCACGCTCCGAAGCGCCAGGTACGTTACCGTCGAAGACGCCGGCTTTTAATGCTGGTGCGTTATCACACGCGTGTTGATCACGTGTGTGATAATCGTCGGCTCACTGAAAACTAGCCAAAAGAGATATACCAAACCACCTAGAAACGTCGCACAGCCGCTGACAAGCAAAGCAATGCCGAGATAGTAGAGCGCCAAGTGACCGTTGTTCATCTTTCGTGGGCCGACAACTTTGAACAGCAGTGTTACATTACTTGCGGCGCTATTGTTTTCAAGATGCTACCGGCCAAGCGATAATCACTGCGCGGATGGCGCAAGGATTTGCGCCGCCCTTTCTTCACCGAAAAGCGATGTGGCGAGCTGGTTCAGGAGCGGCCACAATTCGTGGTCGCTACGGAATGAATTGGCAGTGTCGAAGATTTTGCGGGTTTTGATTGGCTGTTGCTCCATGGCCGCGAGAACGTGCGCGACCTCCCCGCTGTTTCCATCCTCGCCGCCGTCCAGACGCGTCCAGAAATCAACGGCGTAAACGGTCGTGACCGGAGCCGGGACGACAGGAGGTTGAAACTCGCCGTCCACCAAAAGCCAGCCGAGCTGGGGAACGACTTCGCCGGCCTCAAGCTCGATCAGCTCGAATTGAGGCAACAGTGAAAGCATGGACAGATCGGTATTCATGCAAACCGCAACACCACCCACGACAACAACCTTCATCGTTCCCGAGGTGTCAGCGCCTGCCGCAAACTCGTAAAACAGCCGGCTCCATGCATAGAGGTCTGCGCCGTCTGACTGCCGTTGCCAGAACAGCGCGTTGGCAGGCATACCGAACGGAATTTCGGCGGGAACATACGTTTCCCATACGCCACGATTTTTCATGAGATCACCTTTAAGCCTGCGCTACTGTTACCCAGTTACCGCTCACGTCAGTCTGCTGAATTGCCCGATACCTGTAGTTTCGGACACCCCAGTTTCCATCGAGGAAAACACCTGTCATTACGCATCCGGATGCAGCCTCATTCCACGCAAAAACAGTCGCACCAATCTCGCCAAGCCCCGCTAGTCTGACCTGCCGGGCGGCGGACGGAACCACATCCATCACCGTTCGTGCTTGGGCTGCCGTTAGGTCCTGCACATCACCGGTTCCCGCCGCAGTCCTTCCCTTGATTGTGGCTGTGGCAACATTCGAAAGCAGTGCGTTTGTAACAACGCTGTTTGGCGCTGCCTTCAAAAACTTCCCGGTCGTCCCGCTATAGACAGCCAGACCGTTATCAACCGATGACGCAGGGCCGGTAACGTCACCAACCGTATCACTAGAGCCGTCAATCCTCTTCCAAGACGTCCAGACTCCACCCGCTTGTTTCCTGTGCCATATCACATTGGTCAGGCTGAGATTGTATGCGGTTTGAACACATCCGCCGCTTCCGAAGCTGGTTTGCTCCATTAGATATGAGCCGGAAGAAGGTGCGTTTGATGGTAGCGCCGTACTTCCCCACCGATACGAACACGTTGCTATAGGCAGGTTGTTGAGATCGTCTGTTGCGACCAGCAGAATAGCGCTGCTACCCAAACCAAACGCACCGACAAGCATGGCGGCTGTTGCAGTAGTGTCCGTAGTGCTGGTTTGAGCAAACGGAATTTGCCGCCAAGTCGACCATCCTTCCGCAAGCTGGATTCGGATGTAAGGTCTGGGATTTGAAGAAAAGGAATCGAGGAAGAACTGTGTTTTTCGATCCGTATCTCGCTGGAATTGGAGGATGTAACCCCAGCCGTTAGAGGGTGTATTCGTGCTTCCAGCGGCGGCGAAAAACAAGCCATTGCCGACGAGTGCGTTTGCATCAAGCGTGGCGCTTGCCGCGCCAGATCCGAAGCTCCAACCGCGAAACGAACCGGAAGCAAGGTTTGAGGCGTTACTAGCGAAAGCCTCAGACGATAGCTTTGACCAACTCCCCCAAATTCCGCCCCCCATATTTCTCACCCATACATCGCCATTGCTGACGCGAGTGTATGTCTGGACTAGATTAGTGGCGTTGAATGTTGTGACTGTAATAGACCCTGTTGCAGCCACGGGTATGTTCAGCGCAGAGTTTGAAACCCCGTAGACACCATTGGTGATTGCTAAGTTTGCATCCGCGACCGCAGTCGACAGTTCCCTCAACCGTGTCGGCAACTGCGCGTTCGGGATCACGCCAAGCGCGGTGTACGCTGCCGAGCTGTTGAGGGCAGCAATCAGCGATTTGCCGAATGGCGAGAGATCAGCAAGCGCCGCCGCGCCATTCTCATCAATCGTCAAGGCCTTGTTCGGCGCGGCAGTAAGCTGCGACACACCATAAAGAATTCCACCAGACAAAGAGCCGAGAACCCGACGCAACGCTTCGACCGCGATGACGTCAGGATTTGTCAACTCGATGCGGTAAGCAGCATTCGTTTGCGCGGGACCTGGCCAATTATCCTCAAGCGTAAGCTGCGTGTTGCTGTCGACCGACGCAATGATAATCGGCCGTCCGACATGAATGCCAAATTTGTCACCAGCCTTGATCGCCGTCAGTCCACCGACGACAGAAAGCCAGTTCGTACCGGTACCGGTCACGGTCTTGGAGTTGACCGCAACCGTCGCCGTACCGGTGTTGTAGTAAGCAACACCCGCCATTATTCGGTTTCTCCATCGATGGCATCGCCTTCACCGCGCGCAAGACGCAGATCGGCTTCGAGGCCGTTGATTTTGTCGAGAAGGATCTGGTTCTCAGCCTTCTGCACAGCGAGGCATTGGCCAAGGAACAGATTGCGCTGTTTGAAGAACTCTTCGCGCGCGTTCGCTTCTTGCAGAGCGACCAGAGGGTCGATCTGCATTGTGTTGCCGGTTGTCATGGGATTTCCTTAGCGCTTGAAGGTGGATGCTATCAAAATCGTCCTATCCACCGAACCGAGGAACGGACCGCCAGAAACGGTGACTCTGAACGTAGTGGAAGATTGACCGGACGAAGGGGTGTAGAGAACGATATCACTCCCAACGTAACGGAATCCGCTGGCATCATCGGTCGAATTGAAGATGCAGAAGTTACTCACTTCACCACCGTTGGTGATGTTCTGAGTGACGATTTGTGACTTTCCGTTGACCGTCCCGCCAGAAATCAGCTTGCTTGCGATATCGAGACGCACAGTTGGAGAGCCTTGGCCGTGACTGACAGTGACGTCGAATGTCCCCGTGTCAGTTCGCGAGTTGCTGTCGACCCTCGTGATTGCGCCAGGCTGAATGTTAGACGTGCCAACAGTTAGAGTACCAATGTTGGCGTTCGAAATATCGACATTGCCTAGGACGCTCGACAGAGCTGACAGGCTGTTGACGCGGACGTCATCGAGGTAAAGAACTCCACTCTGGAAGACGAATGGGCGCTTTAGAGAGGAAGGATCAGTTCCGTACATGAGGATCTGATCCGCCTGCATGAGGATGCGGGTTGGCTGTGACGGGCTGGAAGGTGCATCCATCATAAATGATGCGGCTCTTGTCGACCCATCATTGACGACGGTCACGATACCGAAACGCGCATCGTATCCTGTCGGACCGGCGTTAGCTTCCCATTTCACTCTCACTTGTGCCGAGTTGCCACCCAATGCCGCCGTGAGCGTATCGGTCCGCGTTGCCAATGCTGATGTTGCATTGGCAACCACGAGAATATCTGACGAAAGTCCAGCTGTGGCGGCGCCGAACTCGACCTCAATCTCATCAACCCTGCCTGCCAACGCCTGATTGGCGTCAGCAACAGCGATGACTTGGCTGGTAAGGCTGGCGATAGAGCCGTTGAAAGAAACCTCTAGTCCGTCCACCCGCGTTGCGATGGCTTGTGTGCCATCGACTGCCACCTGAATCTGACTGGTGAGCGAGGCAACGTTCTGGTTGACACTGACGGTTAGCTCTTCGAGTTTGGTTCCTACGGCTGCCGTTTCAGTGACCGCAATCTCGATCTTCTCATTGTAATCGGCGCGAGCGTTACCAAGCGCCAAAGACAGACTGCGGCGGATGGATTCGCTATGCTCCATTGCAACGACAGGCAGTTCAAGCTGTGAGTCAATGAGCGCCTGTATCCGGTCTTTAGCCGATCTCGCGTTGTCGTAGAGCCATGAAAGTTGTTGATCAACGCCGGAAAGATCGACGTCGACGAACACATCCTTGTCAGAGAGCAGGACGTTCGGTGTAGTGACCGGGATAAATCCAGACCACAAAACTGGCCTGTCTCCGCCGGGAATATAGCGACCGCGAACGACGTAGCTTTCATTGGGCAGAAGGCTCTGCGAGATCAGCATTGAGCCGACTTGCGGCTGGTCGGTACGGCCCTCGCTTACCTTTTCAAGCGTGGCTTGAAGCCGGACCTCATACTCAATGCCAATGACATCATCGAGGCGACCGTCGCTATTATCCCACGTCAGCCGGATGGCAGGTCGCCTATCGTCACCCGCCGCGTCTTTGATTGTGGCCGGTTCAGCGAACCAATCAACAATCGCCTGCGGCGTCGGTCGAATGACCCCAATCTGCCCGTCAACAGGAGGCTTGAAGTCGGCGTTCGTGTTCCAGTCGTAGTCGGCTGGATCAACCTCGGTGATATCGACCATGACATCGAGATTGGCGCGATCTGCAACGCCATCGAGGCGCATCAGCTTGGCGACGTAGCCGTTACGCTCTGACGTCCACGAGAACACCGTCCCCGGTGTCGCGTAGGCCCAGAAGCGCGGAGGCAGAACAATCGTGTGCCTGCGGAAGCGTCGGGCCTCTTCGAGCGCCGACCTCATCAGCCGCTGTACCTGCTCCGCATACGGAACAAAGTTCAAGTCGACGTCGGCCATCAGACGGCGATTGCCGTCTATCGCTTCAAGGTCAATCCGATAGAGCGGCGGCGCAGTCTTTGATACCCAGCCGTCTTGCGGAGAAGGATAGTTTGCCGAAACACCGTTGATGGTGTCCGCCAATCCAAGAAACGGTGTGAACTCTTGCTCTTCAGTCGACAAAATATCATCGTCGGTGAATGCAATAACCGGAGCATCCGGAGCACCAGAATGAAGGTAGTAGACGCCACCAACTTCCGAAATCTTGCCTTGGCAAGCCGTAAGCAACGCTTCGACGGCAGATGTCAGTGGTGCATCAACCTGCACCTCGCCGCCGCTTCGGTAGGTATTTACCCATCCAGTCGATTCGAGCGTACCGGCCCGGTGCTTCTCGATCTGCGCAATCCACGCCAAAGCAGGAAGGCGGGCCGCCGCCATATTCTGCAGGCCGTAAAACCACTGGCCGTTGTAGCTGATTCCGCGCAGCAGATTGTAGATCTGCACCGCCGGCAGGAAGTCGCCGTCGCCACCCCATGTCGCCGGATCGGCATAACGATGGCCACCGACGCCGCCTTGCGTGCTGTCCCGCGAGATATCGTAGAGGCGCATACCTTCAAGAACGAACTTGAAGGACGGCACACCCGAGAACATGTTCTTCGAGACGCGCGCCGTGACGATGGCGTAAGCAACGCCGCGCCCAATTCGGTCAGGGTTCCACCACCTGTTTCCGTTCGACACCGAGGTAAACAGGAAGCTGTCAGCCGTCGTTTGCGTGCCGTCGTAGAACTTGACCCAGAGGCTGTCCGGATACTCGTTGACGGCATATCCACGATCCGTCAGACCGCCGAGTGTTACGCGCTCACCGTTGACCCAAAATTCGGCAAGGCCACGGATCGGCATGTCCGACAGGGCAATAACCTGCGTCAGGTAGGCGTTGGGCGTGTCGCCATCCTGCCCCCACGTATTGACGAACACGAGAGATCCAGCAGTCGCAGTACGACCGAGGATAAAGGAGCGCGAGATATCGCCGCCGCCTTGCAGTGTGCCGTTGATGGAGAATGTCGGATCTTTGGGCTTGCCGGCGAGCGACTGGGCGAGCAGGCTTACGCCAACGCCTACGGCCGTTTTCAGCAGGAAAGAGCCAACGACGCCGAGGCCACCAATAAAAGTGGAGACAGCCGAGATCGCGCCGGATATCGCGGTCGCGATACCAGAAAAAATAGCCATCGATTTTCCTTGGGATGCGCTGCGCTATCCGCGCGCGTAGCCGCTAGAGCGGCTTCATGAAGTGTGTTTCGACAGCGCTGTAGCCGCGCCGCTCGTAGAGGCGGGAGACGTCATTTGTGGTGAGAGACGCCATACCGACAGAGACGCAGCCGACCGATCGCGCCCACACCTCATAGGCATCGAGCATCTTGATCGCGCCACGTCCGCGGGCCTCTGGCGTCACAAACCAGACCGTTTCCTTGGCGATGCGACCAGCGCCGAACGGGTGATCAAAAGCACAAGCCATAAACACGCCCTGCGCAGGGTGGCCGGCTACAAGCACGCACGCCAACGGCGAAGCCAGATGCTGCTGAAAAAGCCGATCGGCATAAGCTGCTTGAAATGCAAAGGTGAAGCCAGCCGCTTCATGGCTCTCTCGTAAGAGCACAACCACGCGGTCGCGGTCCATAGCGGTGGCGGGGCGGACGTCCATCAGAATATCCCGAGAAACTTCTTGCGCTTCGGCTGCGTGGCTACCTTGCCCTTTTCAGAGCCCCAGAAGAACTCCCACTCGGACGAGGTGTCAGCATCGGTGTAGAACGCATCGCCGGCCTGTCGCAGCACTTGCGTGGCGTGACTGCGTGTCGACGGATTGGAGCGCGTCATCTCCTGGGTGTGGCTGGCGCACACCATCGTCACACTACCCTCTTCGTTCTCAGAGGGTGTGTTGATCGTGATGGTGTCGACGAAACCGACGAAACGGCATTCGGCCGGCGCGACCATTTGGCGACTGTCCGGATCAAACAGGCCTCGGTAAATCTCGACACGAGCCTGCTTGCAATCGTACTGCCGCACCAGCGTCTGGACGTGCTCGCTCACCTGTGACAGGCGGATGTTGACGTTCTGAACCGACAGGTTGGCAACCAGAGGAATGTCATCGATCTGAACAAGCGTGCCGGATCCATACCAGTCACGCGTAACCGGCAGGCCCGTATCCGGGTGCACGATGGCTGCCGACACATTGCCGACGTCCGACCACATGCCATCGGTGACCGGCGCACCAGTTGCTCGGTCACGCGCGACAAACCAAATGAAGTCACGCGCCACCAGCTGCCGCGCCTCAAGCGCAGCAAGGTTTTCTGCTGAGATGTTTCTCATGATACCCCTTATCGGGCTTCGATCGCCTGAAACGTAACCGTGCCGCGACCCGTCGCCATGTCGGCAGTCGTCGAGATTGATCCAGGCACGATCGCCATGATGCAGGCTGGCTTCACGAGCGTAACAGAGACAGGCGCCACCACTCCCGGCCACAGGTGCGGGCGAACCTCAAACTGAGTTGTCACGCCGCCACCGCTGGCCGTCACTGGTTCCATGACCATGTGCAGGTCTTTGTCGCCGATCTGGATGTAATCGCCGACTGAGACCTTGTAGCCAGCTGGCAGGCCCGAGAGAGAAATAGCCTTGCGGTTACTCGCAATCGTGGCCACCTGCCCCACGCCACTGAACGCACCGCCGGTTGGCCAGCTGCCGTTCGGATAGGCAACCGGGAAGCAACGCGATTTCGGGAATGCGCGGAAGGTCTTGAGCCCGTTTTCCAAGCTCGTGAGTCGCGCACGCCAATAGTCAAGTTCGTTCGGCTTCATCGAGCGCGACTGCGCCGTCATCTGCCAGAGCGGAGAGCCAAGGTCTTTGACGACGGTCTGCCCCCCTGCCGTGCGCGACTGTTCTTGCCGCCAAAGCAACTGAAAGTCGGTCGACCAGCCTGGGAACTCGTCGAAAAACGAAGTTGGGAGCGGGTATGTGATTGTCATTGTGGATTCCGCCGTTTGGGGACGCAAAGGAACAAAGGCCGCAATCGCGCATTTTCCCGCAGCAATCAACCACCGGAGGAACCCATGAAAACGCTTGCGGAAATTTTTGAGCACACGTTGCAGGACGTCTATTACGCCGAGAATGCGATCACGAAGGCTTTGCCAAAGGTCGCTAAAGCCGCAAAAAGCGCCGACCTGAAGAAGGCCGCCGAAGATCACCTCGCGGAGACGAAGGATCAGATCAAGAAGCTCGATCAGGTCTTCAAGTCCATCGGCAAAAAGGCGTCAGGCGAAAAATGCGATGCCATCGAGGGCTTGATCAAGGAGGCCGATGGCCTGATGGAAGAAGCCGAGGGAACCGCGCTCGACGCAGGCCTCCTTGCCGCTTGCCAGGCCGTAGAGCATTATGAAATCGCCCGTTACGGGTCGCTGCGCGAATGGGCTAAGGATCTCGGCCACGATGAAGCACACAAAATCCTGAGCGAAATCCTCGATCAGGAGAAGGCCACCAACAACAAGCTGACGAACCTCGCCGTTACGTCAATCAACAAGACGTCGGCTGCGAAGAAAGCGGCGTAAGTAAAGAGGCCTCCCTAATCGGGAGGCCTTTTCTTATACACTTTGCCTGCTTCACACGGCTTCAGCAGAGGTCCACGAATTTCGCCAAAAGTGCCTTGACGCGAGCCCGGCCCATTTCGCTGATTTCCTTCAGGGATCTCTCGCTGAGGTCCTCGCCGCGCAATTGGATCACAATCTCTGCGGTTTCGTAGACATCGGCGTTTTCATCCAAAGCTCTCGCATCGAAAGTCAGGTGATACCAGTTCTCGTCAACCTGCTCTATCGACTCAAATTTTACTCCGCTTTCGTCAACTGTATTATCTTCGTCCATCATCGTCTCCATGGGTGAGAATCGCGTCACATTAGAGTTGTTCGCGCCCATCACCGCAACTTAATGTTTTTACCTGGTGCATCGCGAACAGTGCTGAGGATGGTTGCCTTCAGGTCGCGTTGTGTACGCTGAAGGCTCGCATCAATTCTTGCAACTGCCGCTGGGTCAGCGCCTCGCGCATCAATGACTGGTGCGTAATTGATGACGGAAGCTTGGCTCGCGCCGCCCATCGACCTCAAACTCGGCACGCTTGGCACCGAAATCCCCACCGGCCCGCCGTTGGCGTAGCCTTTGAGATTGCGGCGCATGGCTTCCATCGCTCCAGGACCGCCGGCAGCCTTAACTGCCGCCTGATCAAAGACGTATTCGCCTTTGTGCACGACGCCCGCAGGCTGGTACTTTCCGCCGTCGCCGGTGTAGCCGCCGTCGGAGAAGCCAGAAAACAGCTTCGTAAGCCATCCGCCACTACTCGTCGACTTTGATCCACCCATGAGTGAATCAAACGCACTATTCAAAACAAGATCAGCAAGCTTGTTCAGCAGCCCCGAGAGAGCTTCACTCAAACCCTGCGCCCCAGTGATCACATCTGCAAAGCCAGTTCTGGCCGCATCGTAGAACTCCTGCGCTGAGCTTTCCGCACGCTGCTGTGCTTCCTCCACTTGGCGTAGCGCGTCAGCCTGTTTGGCGTAAGCCGATGAAACCTCATCAATAGTTTTCTTCTGTTGCGCCGAAAGCTGAACGCTCTCTAGGTCTGTCTGTCCCTTCTTTCTGGCTTCCTCACGAAGGTCTGCCAGTGCCCTCTGTTCAAGATCAAGCGATAGACGACGTTTCTCTTGCTCTTGGTATGAAAGGCTCACCGTCGACTGCTCCTGGATAAGGGCTGCCGTCCTGTCTTTTATGGCCTGAATATCTTCGCGGAAGCGATCGTCAGCGGTCTTCTTTGGTACTTTGGACTTCTCGGCAGGTGCTGCGCCAATGCCCGCGCCAAAACCAGTGGGCTGCTTGGCGATTTCGGCGTCGATTTGCTCAAGCTGAGCCCTGAGATTAAGGGCGGCTTTCCCGATTGCAGTCGCTTTATCATCGGCGGTTCGCGCCGCATAGTCGAAGGGGTCGAAACTCAGTTCGTAGCCGGTCAGAGCCTTCGTCATGGTGCGAAAGTTTTCGGCGCGAGCGCGGGCTGCATTAAGTTCTGCATATGCAAGATCAAACGAGGCTTTTGCGGCCTCATATTGCATCTTTATCTGGTCTCGTAGGGCTGTAGTGTAGCCTTGAGATGATGATTTCGCCTCATCAAGGGCTGCCGCATGACTTGAGATGGCGGCGTTCGCATTTGTTATTGCCGTGTCTGTCGCATTGGCGCTATCGACCATTAAATAGATAGCGGCTGCGGCAGCACCAGCGATCAAGCCGATGGGACCGAGCGCGGCGGCAAGGCCGCCAGCTACAAGCGTGCCAGTTCGAACCGCGGTGATGAACGCGCCAAGTGCAGCTACCGCATTTCCAAGACCCGCGACCACGCCTACAAGCGCGCGCCCAACCAGTGCGCCAGTGATGATGGTGATGAATTGCAGAACGACATCGCCTACTTCTTTGAAGTTGTCTGCGAGGTAGTTCAGTGCCTCAACAAGCTTTCCGGTAGCACCGGCAGATGCATCTGTGTTCCCAATGTACGCTGTAAACTCGTTGTTGATACGCGTTACCGCGTCCCTGATCGTTGAATTTGTTGCCTTGAACTGAGCCTCAATTGGCTTTTGAGCGTTCAAAATTGCAGCAAAAACTCGATCGGAAGTTAGCTTGCCTTCGGCTCCGAGCTGCTTAAGGCCGGCGATAGTCGTCTTGAATTCGTTCGCGATTGCCTGCGCCAGGATCGGTGCGTTTTCACGAAGAGAGCGAAGTTCGTCTCCCTGCAGAACGCCTGAGCCGAGAGCCTGACCGAGCTGCAATATCCCTGCTGCCTGCTCCTGCGCAGACGCACCGCCAGCCTTGAATGCCCTAGAGACGATCGAGGTTGCAGTAGCGATTTCCTGCTCAGACTTTGCCACGCCTGACGCGGATCTTATGAGGCGAGCGTATAGATCTACGTAGTCGCCAAACGCGGTACGGGCCTCGTTGGCGCCGTCTTTCAGCTCATTCAGCGACCTTGCCTGCACACCAGCCGATGTAGCGGCGGCGCTAATCTTGTTCCCCGCCTCCGTCCAAGCGTCGGCGTACTGTGAAATTTCCTGAACGCTGAGCGCTGTGCCAGCCAAAGCTACAGTCGACCTCAGCGCCACATCAAGGGAAGACGATATGCGATTGCCCATCCCTGCGAAGGATTTCTCCACCTTGGCATTCATCGAAAGGAACCGACGTTCGATTTCGTTCGCACGCTTCTGGGTTGTTCCCATCGCCTTAGCCATGGCATTTTCGTACTTCTTGATGTCAGCCGACAGCTGCACAACAAGACGCTCTAAGTCTTGCGCCATTTCTGAAATGCCTTACTGAGTGGGTGTCGCAACGGGAGGCTTTGTATGAAAACCCTGATATTTTCGGCCTGCATTTCATTGGTCGCAACGGTTGGTGCGGCTCAGTCAGACAGGAACGCGAAATGCTTGGCGATCAAGGATGCGGCAGAGATGCAGAAATGCCTTGAAGCGAAAGATGATCGTAAAACCGAGAAGTGTGCGGTTGCGGAGCCAGGCAAGTCGCGGGCAGACTGCATGTACGAGGAGCTTCACAAGACTGGCCGTTAAAGCCAGTCCCATAGTTCATCTATTTCCTTGGTCGTAAGAGATCCATCGTCAGCGGTGTTTGCTTCGACGTATCCATCGACTGCCGCCATAAATTGCCACATGGACATTAGATTGACTTGCTGAGGGGTAAACCCCATCACAGCCCCTGTACCGTAGATCGCAGCAAATCTCAGCTTTCCGTTAGGGAGGTCGTCAAGCTGTTGTCGATTGGACTTGCTGCGTCTTGCTCCCCCACGATCTCATCAGGGGCGCCATACACCGCCGCGGAAAGCACAGCCTGCGCGGCCAATGCATACTCCCCCACAGGCCTTGGTTTGACGTGCTCTTTTAGAAGCTTGGTTGCCTCTTCCGGCTTCCTGCCCGCACCTATCAAACCTAGTCGCAAGGTGCATTCTATATCCTCAGAGCGCCACAGGCTGTTCTCCAAACGGTGCAGTATCACGAGCGGCCCTGCATCGCACTTTTCCTGAAGCTGTGCGATCTCTCCCCATCCGAGACGGAATTCGTAGTCTCCGTCCCAGATGGTCAACTCGATACGCGCATCCCGCATTACGGCGTGACCGGCGTAGTGACGCGGACCATCTCGCCGTCGCTCTGGAGCGAGACGTTGTTGGTTGCGCGCTGGCCGTTGTTGGCGCCGACTTCCATGCTCTCAATATGCATGCGACCGGTCCAAGTGATGGTCTTAGCGGGGAACTCCCATTCGACTTTGACTGGAATGCTGTCGATGCTTTCGAATCCTTCGATCCAGGTATCGACGCTTTCCGAAGCCAGGACGCCTTCACCCGAAACGCCCATGGAGAGGGAAGTTGCGTCCCGACCTACCCAATCGACCTTGTCGGGGTCGGTGCAGTCTGGAATCTGGACTTCTTCGAGACCCTTGTTCAGCGTGATCGACCGCTGCGTGAAGCCGCAAGGGTTGCTGTAAACGATTGGATCGGCGTCCGAGCCAAGAAGCACGCGGATTTTTCCGCCTTTTATCGTTGTGGCCTGTGCCATTATGGTTACCTTCCAAAGAAAAGGCCCGCCAATGGCGAGCCAGATGACAAATATGATGACGGTTCGGAAGCCTACAAAAGGTACAGAACCTTAGCGTGTTTCTTGAGGTTA